GATCTTGGAAGTGATCTAAAAGAAACTATGAGTTTGTTGATCAAAAAGCATTTTGAAGAGAGTTTGAATATTTACAATCTTCTTCTTGCTCAGGGTGTTGCCAAGGAGTGTGCTCGTTTTGTGCTTCCACAAGCGACTCAGACGCGCCTTTATATGAGTGGGAGTGTTCGCTCCTGGATTCATTATATCACCCTTAGAAGTGCTCACGGGACGCAGAGAGAGCATATGGAAGTTGCAGAAGCAGTTCGTTGTATTTTTACTTGTCAGTTTCCTGCAATCTCTGCTGCTCTTGAATGGACTCGTGAAGATTGTGAACCTTGTGAATATCAACGCTCTATTATGATAGAATAAATATTTTTGTATATTATTTTAATAAATGGCAACATATCCTGTTATTAACGCTAAGACTGGTGAACAAAAAGAAGTGGTACTGAGTGTTCACGAATGGGCTCAATGGAAAAAAGAAAATTCTGATTGGGATAGAGATTGGTCTGATCCATCTACTTGTCCAGGATCTGGAGAACTGGGTGAGGTTTATGACCGTCTCAAAAAAACTCATCCAGGATGGAATGATGTTCTTCATAGAGCATCAAAAATGCCCGGTTCAAAAGTAAAACCAATCTAACTCCCCTCATGGCAAGAAAAAAACCTCAAGTATCACCAGTGCCTTTTGGAATGGGAAATCGTCAAATCAAACGTAAAAAACCCATAAATCTTGACTATATTCGGACAATTGAACCACTCACCGATAATCAAGAAAGATTTTTCAAATCCTATAAGCTAGATAAGCACGTTGTTGCTTATGGGTGTGCTGGAACGGGTAAAACATTTATTGCACTTTATAATGCACTTATTGATGTTCTTGATGAAAAGACTCCATACGAAAAAATTTATATCGTAAGATCTCTTGTCGCAACAAGAGAGATTGGATTTTTGCCCGGTGATCACGAAGACAAGTCTTCTCTCTACCAAATTCCCTATAAGAATATGGTAAAGTATATGTTTGAGATGCCATCGGAATCTGATTTTGAGATGCTCTATGGTAATCTCAAAACTCAAGGAACAATTAGTTTCTGGAGCACATCCTTTATTCGTGGTACAACTCTTGACAATGCTATTATCATCATTGATGAGTTTCAAAACTTGAATTTTCATGAACTTGATAGTATAATTACAAGAGTTGGTGAAAATTCAAGAATATTGTTCTGTGGTGATGCCACACAATCTGACTTGATTAGAACTAATGAGAAGAATGGAATCACTGATTTTATGAAAATTCTTCGTATAATGCCCTCAATTGATATTATCGAATTTGGAGTGGAAGATATTGTTCGCTCTGGATTTGTAAAAGAGTATATTCTTGCAAAAATGGAAGCTAGTGTATGAGTTTTATTCATCATAATTTTTTAGGTGATCTTGAGTTAGAAAAGAAAGAACAGAATGGCATCCGCCTATACCATCTTCCCGATGGTCAGTGGGTGCCTTCTATTACTTCTGTCACAAGTTTCTATAATCGTCAAATCTTTGTGGATTGGCGAAAGCGTGTGGGAATTGAAGAAGCAAATAAGATTACTCGTATTGCGACTGCACGGGGTACTGACTATCACCAAGTCTGTCAAGATTATTTGGAAAACAAGGAACTGGATTGGAATAATTACCAACCAGCAAGCAAGTATATGTTTCTTCATGCGAAGGAATATCTGGATAAGATAAATAATATTCACGCGATTGAAAGAACTCTGTATTCAGAGTATCTTGGATTAGCAGGTAGAGTTGACTGCATCGCGGAATATGATGGGGAACTGGCTGTTATAGACTTTAAGACATCTGGTAAAATCAAACCAGAAAAGTGGTTGGAAAACTACTTTGTTCAGGAAATGTTTTATGCTTCTGCGTATTATGAACTCACTCAAATTCCTGTCGTAAAACTTATTACGATTATGGTAACTCCTACCGGAGAAGTGAAAGTGTTTGACAAAAGAAACAAGAACGATTATATTAAGTTATTAGTTCGTTACATTAAAGAATTTGTACATCACAATACTGGGACAGAGAATGGAGAATGAATTAGAAAAGGTACTAGAAAGTAAGTTTTTCTGTCCTACTCGCTTCGCACAAGAGATCGAAAGTCTTGTGCTAACGAATGAAGACATGAATTATATTGATGCAATTGTTTATTTTTGTGAGCAAAATAGCATTGATGTGGAATCAATACCAAAACTAATTTCAAAGCCATTAAAAGAAAAGATTAAGTACGAAGCAATGGAACTTAATTTTCTTAAGAAGACTTCCCGTGCCAAATTGGTCTTTTGATTCCATTTTAGGGGGAAAAAATTCCCGGCAAAAAATGCCTATATTACTTTTTTTGAAATGATGCCTTTTCAAGCATATACAACCTATCTTGCCCTGAAAAATCACTTTACGAAGGATTCTTATGATTATCACAAATACTGTGGAAAAAGTCGTGCATCACTAGATTCATTCTATAAACGACGGGATCGTTTTTGGTTTGAAAAAGTGTCCCGCCAGAAAACAGACAAGGAAGTAGAAGAATTTTTTGTTGCAAATTTTGTTTCTTGTGATGATCCTCAATCTTTATGGATTGGTGAAATGATTAAAGAAGGAGAATCCAGATATAAAGATTGGCAGAGAAAAGTTCAATCTCTTTCTTATTTGTTTAAAGAAGAATCTCAAGAAATGTTGTCTTCAAACAACTTGGAGCAGTTATTTGATTGCTCAAGGCAACATCCACCACTTTTAAAAAAATTTTTGAGTGGAAAGATTTGTATTGAAACATTGGCAATTTATGACAGAATATTTTCATTTGTAAAAGATTTTGATAAGAAACTTAACGATCCTGTGTGGCAAACTGTAAGCCGTAAGATTAAAAAGTACTCTCCGTTCCTACATATAGATATATTCCGATATAAAAAAATCTTGAAAGAAATTATCTTGGAGGACTCATGAGTAAATTTTTTAAATCTGATGTCGTTCGCGCAGAAATGACTGAAATTACAGAGATGCAAGAAGAAATATACAAGAATGTTTTTGAATTTCCTCATATGAGTAAGGAGGAAAAAATTAATCACGTAGATCTTTTGGATAAACTTTTACATAAGCAGCAAGTTCTCTATACTCGTCTAAGTTTATCAGATGATCCAGAAGCACAATCTATGAAGAATAAAATTGTAGAATCGGCACAGATGATGGGACTTCCCTCAGGTGTGGATATGAACGTAATTTTTAGCAATATGTCAAAAATGCTTGAACTGATGCGTCAACAGATTGACAAAACAGGTTCCGACCTGTAGAATAGAAAGGGGATCACCCCAAAGGCCAAATCTAATTAATCCGAGGTAAAAATGTCATTTGAAAATCTTAAGAAGCAATCCAAACTGGGTTCTCTGACTTCTAAGTTGGTAAAGGAAGTAGAGAAGATGAGTACCACTTCTGGTGGTGCAGATGAGCGTCTCTGGAAACCAGAGATGGATAAGACTGGTAATGGATTTGCAGTGATTCGTTTTCTTCCTGCTCCTGAAAATGAAGAACTTCCCTGGGCAAAGATGTATTCACACGCATTTCAAGGTCCTGGTGGTTGGTACATTGAGAACTCTCTGACTACCATTGGTGGTAAGGATCCTCTTGGTGAGCATAATCGGGAACTGTGGAATACAGGTACTGAATCAAATAAGGAAACTGTTCGTAAGCAAAAGCGTAAGTTGTCATATTACTCCAACATTTATGTTGTAAAGGATCCTACCAATCCTTCAAATGAAGGTAAGGTGTTCTTATTCAAGTATGGTAAGAAGATCTTTGATAAGATTATGGAAGCTATGCAACCTGAGTTTGAGGATGAATCTCCTATCAATCCTTTTGACTTCTGGCAAGGTGCAAACTTCAAACTGAAGATTGTGAAGAAGGATGGTTACTGGAATTATGATAAGTCTGAGTTTGATCGTCAGGGTCCTCTTCTTGACGATGATGATGCAATGGAAGCAATCTGGAAGAAGGAGTATTCTCTTGCTGCCGTGACTGCTCCTGATCAATTCAAGTCCTATGAAGAACTTGAAAAGCGTCTGAAGATGGTTCTGGGTCAGAAGACTTCTCCTTCCGCCTCTCGTGCCGTTATGGAGCAAGAGGATGAGTATGAGTCTTATACTCAGGCACCTACTGCAGAGAGTCGTGCAGTGGAAGAACTGGAGCAATCCTATGCCCGTTCTAAGTCACCTTCACTTCCCGTAGTTAATTCTGCAGATGAAGATGAAGATGATGCGCTTTCATACTTTCAAAGGTTAGCTGAAGAGTGATTAACTAGTTAAACGGATATTATCTCCTCTCTTCAGGTCCTCACTAACATACTGTGAGGACCCTTTTTTGTATGGCATAATATCTCCCATATCATTCATTACAATATTGAGATAGAATGGTTTGAGAACGTAAATATTTCTTTTATCATCTTCTAGTTTATTTTCATACTCATAATTTGTGACTGGTACTGCAACGTTTCCACTGTCAACTTGATAACCAACAAAGTAATCATAAAAACTTACAGAATATGGTGATGAAACTTCAAGTCCTGCAGCAACAATTGTTACCCCCTGACTGTTTAATACCTTTGTAGTCTCATAATGATGAATTCCACTGTAAAGAGTATCATAATCACCGTACTTGGATAGTAGATGAGTATCAAAAGAACTTTGAGTCAAAGGCCATTCTGATTGAATATTGACAATGTTGTTTGAGAGCAATACTACCCAATCCAGAGTTGGATCATCATAAACCTTAAATGCAACATTATCGGGTCTTTCATCTCCGATAACTTTATATTTTTCAAAAAATGATAAATCTTGAAAAATATCATCTCTGAGTTTTCCCTTCTTAAAAATGTTCTTTACAGAAATATAATCTGATATTTTAGCATCTGGTAGTCTGCTAACGTAATCAAAATTTGGAACCTGACGGAAATATGATGCCATTTTAGTAACCTATCTCTGTTGGAATTTTATCACCATCAATATAGTCATCATCAAATACTGGTTCAAGTTCTTGGAAGGTGAGACTAAGTTCATATGCAACCATAGATTTGTCATTTCCATCATATGTCATATAAGATCCATAAGGAGTATAATTTACACTACAATTTGTTAGGGCACACTCTTTAAATTTATTCAAATAAGGATGTTCTTTATTACCGGATAGATATGAAATTGCAAATGTATGAGGACTTCTTAAAAGAAGAACGGATTCTGTTCTTTTAACTGACATTGCCTGCTTAAAATATCTAATAATCGTTCTGACATCCTTTGCTTCTTCTGGCGATCTTGGTGACATTTTAAAT